ACACCCTTCTCTTTTGTGGTCTGAAACCAAAATTTCGTGATAACTGTGGTGAGTTTATCGCTCTCACTGGCGTTGGATTCTGCCAATGTAACGAGGTTTTCGTTGTCCGGAACGATGTCGTGGAGGTTCTTTACACCCTTTTTCTCCGCATAATCCCTCACTTGGTTGGTGTAGAGGTTCTGAACGATGAGGATATAGGGCTGATTGTGGACATCGGAGGAATACGGGTTGCCGAAGATGACGTTTGTATTGTCGATAATCTCCGTTTCGATAGCGCCCTTGTATTCATGACCTGTCTCCACGTCCGGATTGAAGTTCATGTACATGCAGGTATCGCCATCAACGACCGCATTCTTGATATTTGTGCGCCATTTGAACTTGGTCTTGGTATTCTCCAGTACCCGTTCGCATTCCTTGGCGATAACGTCGGTAACAACCTTGTTTTCCTTCGTCTCATCCATCGGCGCAATGTTGATTCCAACCTCATCAGAGGCAAGCATCGCCGTATAGTACGTACAAACACGCTTCAGAATATTGAAAACTGGTTTAGTAAGGTCGGGAGCATTCACTCCATACCACTGGTCGCCAAGGAAAAAGCGCTGATTCTTCTCTACATTCGAGTACAGGTCGCGAGACTGATTGAACATCTTGCCATCTTCGTACTCTTGGAAGATTTCATTCGGTTTAGTTTTTATCTTCATTCTCGCCACCCCATGTCAGTAAGTTGAGAACCTGCTTGATTTGGTCTACTTCGGTATCCGTAAAGGGAGGTTTGGTGTCCTTAGAATGGATGTGGAAGTAAGTCAGTACACCCGTGCAGGTTGCGCAAAACAGAAAGCAGAAAATCATTACGAGTTCCATAGTCATACCCCAAAATTTAAGAAAGAGGAGTAGTCATTTTCTGCACTATCATCCTCGTCCACGGTGTTAAAGATAGGCGACGCCTGCGGCATACAGTGGTACATGATAGCCATCGCCATGACACAGTCGTCGTGTGCTCCGGTAGTTGCTTCCGGTTTGCCCCTGTCATTCTTCGCAAACGATAAGCATTCTTGGAAGAACGTGGGGTCTTCGATGAGTTCGGTGTGTTCATTTACAATTTCCTTCAGTGCATCCAGTATCAGAGGACGCGTAATCGTTGTGGTTCTGAAGCCAAACTTTTTCTGAACGTGCCGTGTATACGTATCGACCTGTTCACGGACATAGAGGTTGATATACCCCATATCCTCAAGTCGTTGTACGCAGTAGGTAGAGAAGTTGGTCTCGGGTGCAATCATGGCGTAGTTGTAATACAAGCCAAGGTGAAACATCTGCTCACAGAAGAGTTTTTCGTCTGTTTTCGCACGATATTTGCACACACATTTGTTTGTTGCTTGGTCGCCGACGTAAGAAACGAAGAAGTCGCTTCCATCACCTGCTGTGTCGCAACCAATACAATAAACATGCCCCGGAATCGGTTCTTCCCACATTTCGATATAGCCCGATTCATCGTCGTACCAACTTCCCATCTCTGAGAACATCCCGCGTTTTAAAGGAGGATTGAGAGACAAGAGCCGTCGGTTCACTTTTTCGGCATTGAAGAAAGGCGTACCTGTGAGGATAAACGCTTCTTCGGGACAGCCGGGATATTCTTGCCGAAACTGATTTACATCGCCACCACAGAGAGTAGAAATTGCGTATCTCCGCCACATTAACTGTTCGGGGGTGAGGTCATACTTCTTCTGCTCATTGAGTTCGTCCTGCGTAAACGACTCGCCATGGTAAGGCAGTTTATAATCCTTCATCTCATACCACGGGAAGAATAATGGAATGAAATCGGATTCGCCATTCACCGCCGCATCCCACAACGATTTGAAGTAGTTGTAGCCGTTAGCGGTGCTTTCTATCACTAATAAAGAGCGCCCATGCTGAGGGAGAGTCTGTAGAAGACCCGTCAACTGGTCGCGTGTTGTTTTCCCGTCATCCTCAGGCCAAAACGCCAATTCAGACAGGTGCATGTATTGAAACGTAGAGCCTCGACCAATAGCGGCATGACCCGCAGTAGCGACCCGGATACGAGATTCCAAGCCGGGATTTTCATGCTTCTCTCTTTTATCTCCGGAGGGATTAGAGAAATCCAAGAGTCTAGCATTGTTGTACTTAATCATCGGCTTCCATTCCGGTGGGAGATTGTCGTAATACCTACGAGCCATGCCATAGATTGCATTGGTGGATTCGGTATCATGCGCAACAATAAGAGAATTTGCATGAGGGGTGGTCATTGTAACGGCGGAAATAATAGCCTCCGTCATGGTAGAGAACCCCATCTGTCGAGCCTTAAGGATGATAATCTTGCAGGGTTTGTTCTGATTGAAGCATTCCTTAAAGGTGTCATATAAACGCCTCTGAGGTTCGTTCGGCTTCAACTTAATCAATCGACCATCCTTAGTCTGAATCTTGAGATTGGTTTCAATATACTTCTTAAGCGAGAGAGCCTCTTCACTCATGCCTTAACAAGCACACCTTTCAGCACCTGCTCAAGATTCGCTCCGATTTCGACTGTATGCTCGATGCCCTTGTTATCGGAATACCCAAGATTCTTAAGGGCAAAGATAGCACCAGTGCAGTTGGATTTAGACAGGTCAGTTAAATACCGTTTTTCAAGGCAGAGAGATGCATAATCAATCCACTTTTGATACGGATTCGGCGCACCCGTCTTCTTGTCATAGCCATCCGCAAGCGCCTTGTACTGAGGCTTAGATAACTTGAGATGTAAAAGGAGACCTGCAAGATTCCATTTGTCTGCATCAGTCTCCTCGAAATACTCTACTGTTTTCTTCTTGAAGTAAGGCGCGGAAATCTTATCGCCAAAGTCACGCGCCATCTTATCTTTTCTTGGCATATCCTACCTCCTCGCCATTTTCACTAACTGCATATTAATAAGATATATAAAGACCTCGGGCTACAAATGACAAAATATCTGTACTTTTGCCCCATCTCTTTGATACTACGTCGGGAATTTTTGATACCAAACCACACAAACTACTGATTTTTTGTATTAAATGGCAGGTGTCTAAGGGGTATATGGGGTCAAAAATATGGTGGGGGATGCCGAAGGCGAAAAGAAAACCCCTGTATTAGAGGCGTGAATTTATAAGAGAGAGAAGTAGAGATAAGAGTAAAGAGAGTATAGACTACAGATTATTTGTCCATTGAACAAGGACTTTAGACATAAATCTATTGAACGTAAACGTACTCCCCTCTCAATTAACACTATATATAAGGAATCTCCATGGCGGCGGGGCGTAAAAAGGGCTGGGTACCCCCCCTCCCCTATAGAATAAGGTTGGCATTACCTCAAATGTTTACACCTTGGCTCTACTTGGGGGCTTAGGCCTCTTTGCTACCACATTTCTACCATCATACACGCACGCACGCGGGGGACCGGTTCTGTACTGGTCCTTTTTTGATGGGCCGTCGTCGGCCGTGTTAGTAGTACTCCCCGCAGTCAGTCATTTCCCTAATATTACTAAAATCCTTATTCCCGGAATCCCTCCCCGGTTTTGTTATTGACCGGCACCCCCGTTATATGATGTAGGTGTAACCGGGGCAAGCAAAAAGCCAAACGGTTACGGGGTCATGACTCTTACCCCTATCTAAAGAGCGCGGTTGTTTCGGATATTCGCAGTTATCCCCCTCATACATGCCTAGGCCGCTACGGTATGCCATACGGCCCGGGTGATGGAAACAATTAGTTCCTTACTAATTGGTTGTGGATGCATCCATAGGTAGAACCTAGCCCCTCGCAAGGGGGCCATGAACTCACAAGAGGACGCCGGCGGGCGGGGTGCAAGGGATGTACGGAAAACATACGCAAATCTATAGGTACCCGGCCCACAGTCCGGGAAAAGGTCCGGGGTTACTTTCCCTTCAGTATTGGCCGCCTCACGAACGGCCGGGGGGAGGATGTAACCGCGCGAGATGGAAACGGCCCACTGGGACAAGTCGGGGGTAAGCATACATGGCACCCGCGGATAGCGTACCGATACTACCCAGTCAAAACCTATGAACCTTACTACCTCAATACGGGGAACGGGTGACGGGGGAACCGTTGAAGTCGGAGCGCTTTTTGAGACGCCCTCATTACATGCCGCGGACCTACGGCCAAGCAAACAACAGTATCAAAACAAGGCCCCCACAATTGGAGGTCTTTTCTTATGGCCAAAACCGGGTAGCCACCCCCGGAACGCCACCCAATCAAAAGGAAAGAGGTAAACACCATGACAAACACAATGCGCAAACTGAGTAATCCGATTTACGCCGCATACATGCGGGACAATTACGGAATCGAAATCCCGGAATCATTCAAGATTTTCGCCGCATGGAATAAGAGCGGAAACATCAAGTTGGGAGGCTCCATGTGGTCCTTCTCTACTATGTATGGAAACCATGACATCGAAGTCCGCAAGGGTGATGTCATTCTCGTGATGCGCGGCACATGTGGCCATCATTGCAAGGGCTGTGAGGGTTCCTGCTACGTTCGCAAATCGTACCGGTATCCATCGGTTATATGGAGCCATGCCCGCAACACCATCGCCATCCGCGCTGATATCGCCGCCGCTGAGGAATCACTGAACGGCCAAATTGACCGGGCGCGCAATAAACCGGATGTCTGCAGATTTGACCAGTCGGGTGAAATCGAATCCATGGATGAAATGAAGATGTTTGAACACATCGCCGCCGCACATCCGGGCATCGCATTCTATGTCTACTCAAAAGCATACGACATCATCATCCCGGAACTGTTATCCGGTAACGTACCTTCAAACCTCTTCGTACTGGTTTCCATATGGCATGAATACGGCATCGAAGAATTCAAAAAGGTAGCACATCTTCCGAACGTCAAAGCATTCGTACTCGTCGACGATGAGTGGACCGCGGAACGGTATGCAGAACATGGAATCTACATCGAAACCATGTGCATGGCATACGACAAATCCGGAAAGATGGACCACAAGGTCACCTGCCACAGATGCGGGAAATGTTGGAAAAACCGGAAGAACTGCAAAGTCATCGGATGCTACGAACACTAACACATCATCGGTCCGGGGGTACCGTAAACACCCCCATCTATGGAGGACATGAAATGAAGACATCACTTGATGACATTTTCGTAACAGCACTCGACATGCTCTGTGATATCCATGAGCACACCGAAAACGACAACTACACACCGGAAGAAAAGGCCATCCTCGACAAGGCCGGTGACGCGTGCATCGCACTCTTAGAATCACTCGACAATTTGCTCGACATCGAAGAACAGAAAACAGGAGGACATGAAAATGCTTGAATCACCGCGCGGAACACAGATTAAACGACAGCAGGGATACACCCTCACAGAGTATGGATGTGGAGACCATCCGGAAAGCATCTACTACATCAAGGACCGCAATGGCAAGGTCATCGGACGTAATTACATCATCCCACGCAAGGGCCATAAGGAGGCCATCCAGTGGTTTGCTGAGACAATCGACGACATCACCCGTTCGTAATAAGTGAAAAGAGAAAAGGAGACTATCATGAAAAACTTTGACGCAGTTAAGGAACAGGTTCTGTACTTCCTCCGCACTGAGGCGGACCCCAATGACATCATCACCCTCAACAATGATGAACTGAGTAACGACGACATCATTGCACGCGACGACTTTGACGACTATTTCAGATACGATTCCATCCTCGACGTCATCGACCGCATCGACAGCAGTTTTGACACCAGTGCATCGTACTTCAAATCCGATTCATACAGCATCGAATCATCCGACGACCTCGAGGACTTCATCGATTACGAGGAGATTGCCGACCTGCTCATCGAAAAACTCGATACGGCAGACGACGACAGCGACCTTCCGGACGGATTCGAGAACCTCTTCGACCTGTGCAAGCCGCTGATGGGACCGGACCATACAGAGCAGGAAATCATGCAGAAGACCCACGACGTCGTCGATAAGATGTCTGACGGCGACCTGTACCGGCTCTCTGAGATGGTGGACATCATGCACCCCTACTACAAGATGGAAGACTTCGTAACCATCATGAAATCGAGGACATGCATGGATACACCGCACATCATCACCGCACTGGTCAGAACACTTCCGGGTTTCATGTTCGACTTCCATGCACCCTTCTTCCAAATCACCGACGACGACCTCTATTCCTACTCGAGGACTGAAGTGAAACGAGAGATGGCTGAACACGTTGCATCGGCCGACCGCGACATGATTCGAACTGAGTTCCCGGAACTGGCGGACGTCCTCGACGGCAAATGGGAAGATGACCCGAACGTGGAACCGGACCCCGCATCAGAAGAGGCACTGCTCATCGCAGAAGACATGGATGACTTTGAACAGGAGGGAGAGTAACCATGAGAAAGAATGAGAGAAAAGCATTGCAGGAGTTCATGAACAAGATTCACGACATCGATGATGAACGCGACTACGCATTCCACAGACTGCAGGACATGAGCAGAGAGAACGGAATGCCCGTCTACTGCGACGCGAAAACGAACTGGAAACAGTTAATCGAGGCCGACGTACCGATGGCCAACTACTACTACAAGCACTACCTGCAGGCAAGCGCAAAGTACGACCTCATCGAGGAATACGGTTCCATGCTCGCCAATATCGACTTTTGGAAAGGACAGTATGAGATTTGAAGACATCATCGCACTCGCAAGTGTGGAGGACATCGGCAGAGTCATCGTCGAACTGTCCATGCTGACCGCCGAAGAAGAGGCCTCATAAGTCGAAACGCCCTCCGGGGCGTCTACTGGAAACAACCTACCAGTACTGACGAGACAGGTTAAAGGAGGACACCATGACAATCAAAGCAATCAAGGAAGCCTACAAGGACTACCACGTCGGAGCATGCGAGCACAACGCATTCGTACCGTACGACTACAGCGACGGGAACGGGAAGGTCGTCATCGTCGTGAACATCAACTCTAGCAAGTACATCGGCGACTACGTGATGCAGGTCGTAAGAGTATCTGACGGCAAGGAACTCCTCGAGAACGGAGCCTGCAGGCCGTGCGATAACCTCGACGACGCAATCGATGTCGCGGGAGAGATGATTGCCAAATACATAGGAGGATAAAGAGATGCTCGAAGATTACATCAATGATTTCGTGGACGCTGTCATTGCACATGACGTCAAGACTATGCACCGCATCGAAAAGGACCTGCGTTCCCTTGGAATGGACAGGGCAACGTTAATCACACTCGCAAGAGAAGAGTATCAGAGCAGAAAGAAGGAGGAACTGAAACATGATGAAGTATGAGTTCGAGGCACTAGTTGGAAGGACCGTCACCCCGGACCAATACAAAGCAATCGAGGCCCTTTACATCGACAGCACCATGTCAAAACAGGACTTCGTCAAAAGCATCAAGCCACTGCTGAAAGGCATCCCGGAGGTCAAGAAGTCACCGGTTCTGACCATGGCGTTCCACAACTGCTACGGAGATATGAAAACCCCAAACGGGTGCTACTACCTCACCAAGCAGGTAGAACTGCTGAACGTCGATATACGGACAGGCAAAAAGCACGTCAGAATCATCCCGGACAGTTTCGAGTTGAGGTCATCGTACGACATGACCGATTGGGATTATGGAGTCACTTTCGAATAACAGACTGGACATGCATCTAAGAGGAGGAATGAACAATGACAAGATGGTACGGAAGCATCAACAACAGAATCGACGAGAACAGACAGTTCTGCAATGAAATCAAGGTCGGAACCGGAATGACCGAGTACTTTTGGTCAGATAGACAGGCCTACGAGGTCGTCGAGGTAAAGGACCAAAAACACGTGAAGGTTCGCAGGTATGACCACAAGGCTATCGGAGAGGCCTACGCAAATGACTGGGAACTCATCAGTAACGAGAACAATCCGGTCATCGACATGACAAAGCGCGGCAAGTACTGGTATCGGACCGTGACCGTGACGGCAGACATCCTCGATGAGATGGAGACTGCTGACAACAACAGGAAGTTCGAATTATCCCTCTTCCTCGCGCATAACAACATCGACCCGGATAAACTCCGCGAGAGAGGCAAGGTCACCAAGTATCACCGCGTGAACGTGTCATTCGGTAAGGCTGATTACTACTACGACTTCGAGTTCTAAGAAAGGAGGCAGACATGGTAAACGTAACAACAGCATCACACTTCGAGGTTGGAGAAGTCGACTGCTCTTCATGGTGGTCATCGGACCTCGGATGGTTTTATGAACACGGTGACAAGTACGAGACATTCGAAGAGGCAAACGAGGCAACATCCCGCATCCTCGACGAGGAAAAAGAACATGGCTACACATACACCAAGCCCATCGCAGTTTTTCAGATTACACACGAGCGGGTAACCGACGATGTCGATGGCATCACCTACGTAGTCACAGAATTCACGAGGACATCGATGGTTCCTCACAGCGTCAAGCATCCACTGAATATAGGAGGAGATAAGGCATGAAATTCAGTAAGGCAAAAATGATTCAGAGAGTCACAGCAGAAGGCAGAGCAGAAATGATTACCGACGACGTCATCGCTATTATGGACAACCTCGATGGACAGGAGGCACGCACGAACTCGTGGAGCAGGCAGGTATATGGCGAGCCGGTCCTCGCTGTCATCGGTAAGGACGGAAAGCACTACGACGTCAATGAAGAAGACTGCGAATGAAAAAGGAGGAAACCACATGTTATTCAAAATTTTACTTCTCATCCTCGCCCTGCTCCCTCACCAGTATGGAACGGTGACAGCCAAGACCTATGAGGGTTTCGACAAGAGCAACGACCGCTATATTATCCGGAGCGATGACGGAGACTATTACTCCATTATTGCAGACGATTTAGAACCCGAAGACCGAGTCACCATCTACTACTTTAATGGGAACCCCATCAGAACTATTTACGGAGAACGATAAGGAGGACTTATGGCAAAGCACTACAGGAACAGACAACAGTTGCGCGAGGACAATCTGATACTGAGAGCATTTCGAGCACAGGGGTTATCGGACAACGACTTCTATAGGAACCTCCTCAGAAATGTCCGCCATGCGCAAAACTATGAACCGGAAATCAAATATACATACTTCAACTGTGACCTCTCCGGTTACATCGAGAAGATAGTCTTTCCTGTAGGTTGGACACACTGGAGAGCACGTATCCATTTCGCACAGCACGATTATCTCGACCGCCCTTTCCCATCGCCCTACGACTGCACCGGCGAAAAATGGACAGACCACATTCACACGACCGTTCTTCATGGACAGGTCGTCATCTATCACTTTGTCGACATCGACTTATAAGGAGGAAATTATGAACACAAAACAGTCACAGACTCTCACAGAGGAAACAATGAAGTACATGCTTGGTTGTGGCGATGTTATTGACGTCTATCACGAACCGGAGGAAATCATCCACGAGACCGCTGAAATCATGGCGTGCTTTGTCAACAACCACTTCGACCCTATCATTCATCGGATTTGGGAGGTCATGCCTGAAGATAAGAACCGGAAATCCTACGGTCATTTGTATACCGACTGGGAATACCTGCAGGCTCTGCTTACTAAGGTGGAGCACTTCAAAATGGCTCACCTGCGCCGATGGCATGGCGAAGACGAGTACTTTTAATCACACCATAAGAAAGGAGGCTCAATGAAGAAACTTCGTGAAGCGGTGGAGTTGTGTTTATACATGGCTCCACTTTTCTTCTACATGTTCTACATGATTTTCAAGATGTTCTTCGGATAAGGAGGAGATATGCCGAAATTAGATGCAGTACCATTTAAATTAACTGATGTGCAGATTCGCGATTTGGGGTACATGTTTAAGAAGATGTGGAACTCCGATGACCTCGACACCGTAAAAGGGATACACGGATTTGTTGCGGCGCTCGATGCGCTTGGTATTCCTTGGAGATTGGTTACCGGGAAAACAGACATCGACTTCGTTGCCGTAGAAATAGCAGGAAAGACATTCAAGTTCTAATGTTAAAATGCAGACAAGGAGGACGGACCGATGGACAGTAGACTGCGAAACACACTGAACTATGCGAAAGAAGAAATAAACGAAATCGAATCATTAAGCGCCGAAGGCAAGTTGACTGACAAGGGAGTGTTTATTCGAATGTTCTGCCTCGGGAAGGTAATGCTAGGTTGGGATGACGACGTCCCTGTTGCTGAGGCCATCGAACGCTTCATGAGAGCAAACAACACAGTCAACGAGACACTCGATTCGGCGAGAAAGGCGAATGCATCATGAGTGAGAAGAAACAATGGCAAATCAATAAGCAGGCCTATAACACGAAGTATCGCAAAGAACACTCGAAAACAATCAGAATCAGACTATATGAATCAGACTACAGATACATCGATATATGGCAATCGATACCAAACAAGGCAGATTGGTTAAGAGAGAAACTCGACGAATACGCAAAAGAACATAGCCTCGATTAATTTCGGGGCTTTTAATGTGACGATTATTGTTACCCTGGGTATCTTTTTAGTAACACTCGTAACTTATAATATGTTATAATTTAAGGGGCACTAGAAAGGAGGATGAATGCTTAAGGTAGACAACGATAAGACAGCGCGAAAGTTAAAAGCGCTACGTGTTGCGGCAGGTGAAACCGTCGATGAACTGGCTAAAAAACTGGGCGTAAGCCACGTATCAGTCACATTCTACGAAAGCGGCAAGCGTCGGCCGTCAGACGACATCAAAGTAAAATACGCAAAGCACTACAACAAATCGATAGCGTTTTTATTTTACGAAGGAGAGTAACTACATGTCATTTCTAACTTATACAACAAGTGAATTATGTAACGAACTGCACACATCACGAGATACCCTCCGGATGCTCAGAGAGGAAGGCGCCCTACCTGCTTATGACGTCGGAGGCTCGACCGGATTCACCTATTACGAGAAAGACGTCAGAGAGTTCCTAGAGCGCTTCAGAGGTAAGAAGTTCACCAGTCGTGAGGTCGTGAGGAGGGAGATGCAGAAATGAGCAAGAAGATGGACGACAGCGCAGGAAAGCCAACCCTGTTTGAACAACCTGCAATTACAGCAAGAGAAGAAAAGGAGAAAGAGGAGAAAAGGACAACTATGAACACCTATCAGAAATTGAATGACCTTCGGGCAGAGATTCTTAAAGCCCCACTGAAGAAGTCCGGTCGTAACGAGTTTCAAAAATTCGATTACTTCGAGTTGAAAGACTTCATCCCTACCGTCCTCAAGAAATGCGAGGAAATCGGTCTCATCGGACTGGACAAAGTCGTAGACGGCACAGCAGTGCTCACCATCAAGAATGCGGAAGACCCTACAGACGAAGTCATCGAGTTCACAGTTCCGTGGGTCATGTCGAGTACATCAAGCAACCCCATTCAGAACCTTGGCGCCACTATCACTTACATCCGTCGCTATCTGTGGATGATGGCACTCGAAATGGTTGAGAACGACATCGTGGATGCACAAGACCAAAAGATTCAGCCTAAAGCGGCTAAGGCATCCAAGGAACAGATTGAGGCAATACAGGAACTCTATACCCCTGCTCAGATTGCTTCCATGCTCTCCAAGCGAGGCTACAAGACAATCTCAGACTTCACGATGCAGGATGCTGAACAGGCTATCAACTTCAGAAAGGAGGCTAAGTAATGAACGACATCGCAATCTACAACGACGACAACGGAGTACAGCGCATTCAGTTATCACCGGACATGGCAAGAAACATCAGAACCCTTCAGCAGTTCCAAATCACTCTACAGGAAATGAAGAACGCAGAGACAGAGGTTAAGGAACAGTTTGCCACACTCATGGACGAACTCGGCATCGACAAACTCGTCATCGACGACATCGAAATCACTCGGAAGAAGGGCTACACACGAACAACTATCGACTCAAAACTTCTCAAAGAAAAGCACCCCAAGATTGCCAAGGAGTGCAGTAAGACGACCAACGTCGCACCGTCCACGGTCATCAACTATGGATATTAACGAACTGGTATTCAATCCTTCAACTCACGAGTACATATGGGGAGAAACAAAGGTTCCGTCAGTCACCACGCTGATAACTGTTCTCTCCCCTAACCCCTACTCAAAAGTCCCTAAGAGGATTCTTCAGAAAGCCGCAGATTACGGAAACGTTGTCCATGAGGCAATCGAGAATCACGCACTTGGAAAGATGCAGGACGAGGTTGAAGGATTCGCAGGAATTGCCCTCAGACGCTACGAAAAACTCGAAAAACAGCACGACATAGTCATCACCTCATGTGAACAAAGAATGCTCTACTTCGAGGACGAAAAGCCCTTATATGCAGGGACTTACGACATGCTCGGTGTCATTAAGGGCAAGACGTCACTCATCGACATCAAGACTACCGCCGACCTGCACACAGACATGCTCAAGTACCAGTTATGCATGTACAAAGCGGCTCTTGAACAGATGAACCACTTCACCATCGACAAGTGCTACTGCTTATGGATGCCTAAGAAGAAACTCGGTCGGCTGATTGAGATTGAGGTTCCGGAAATCGACGTCATCCTGCCACTGGTAAGGAAAGCCGCTAAGCACTTCGTGCCATACGAGCCACATGAAGAAGAAACATCTGAAGGACAGTGAGCGGTACACAGCACTAGGCTTTGACCTAAACACATGTGCCATATGCGGAAGACCAAGAGAGCACCTGCATGAAGTGTTCTTCGGTACAGCAAATCGGCAGAAGTCAAAAGACTACGGAATGGTCATTCCCCTATGTGCTAGATGTCACGAACTGGTTCACAGAGACCCTGCACTACGGCTCAAAACACAGCAGTACGCACAACGCAAGTTTGAAGAAACACACTCGCACGAAATGTTCATGTCAATTTGGAGGAGAAATTACTTATGACAATGACAAAAGAAGAAATCAACGCAACATTCACTACCGTTTTGAAGGGCATCGAGGCCCTCTCAACCGAACTCGGCGAAGACGTCGACATCATGTATCACAGCGGTCTCAAGTGCCACGCAGTCTTCCTGCATGAACCCAAATCCCAAATCGTAATCCACAGTTTCAGTGTCGAGAACGATGACGATGAAGTGTTTGCGAACGAACCGGGAATGCTTATCAGCACTTTCTCCCTCGACTACTGCATCGAACGCGAACGCAAGCAGAAAGAGGAGTGGGAAATGTGGGAGGACGAAATGAGAGCCGACTGCATCGAGGATTGCGAAGAGGAACCCGAAGAAGAGGACGAGGAGGAAGAAGACGATGTCGATGCTTGAAACCGCAAACCTGCTTGTCTACATAGACGAATTGGAAACCATGCAGGACGATGAATATGCAACGTGGATAAAACGCGAAGAACTTGCGGCAGAGGCTGAGGCTAAATACCAAGTGCTGATGAGACAACGCGCCATGCTCGAAAAGGACAGCGGAACACCAATCACATTCATCAGCGCATTTATTAGAGGAGATGAAGATATTGCCCAAGCAAGAAAACAAAGGGATATCGCGGAAGCGCTCTGTGAAATATCCAAATCAAAGGTCACAGATATCCGCTTGCGAATCAAAGTCGCGGAGGCTCAAGCCCAACGTGAGTGGGCGGAACGAGAGCATAACGTTCCCGTTTCGGCTCCATGGGCTGAATGAATACGTAGACGCAGAACGCTCAAACAGATTCAAAGCCGCGAAGATAAAGCGTCAGACACAGGATGACCTAGAAGTCATTATTCGGCACGAGATAAACGCAGGAAGGCTCCACAGGCATGAAAATCTATGCGCACTGGAAATTGAATGGACTGAGAAAGACCGCCGAAGAGATGCGGATAACATAGCATTCGCTGTGAAGTTCATACAGGACGCACTGGTTGAGATGGGAGTCTTCCCGGATGACAACAGGAAGTACATCGACGAGATACACCACACCGTGATATGCGGTGATGACTATTCAGTAAAAGTAACGATAAAGGAGAAGAAGAAAAATGATTAGTGAAGCAAAGTTTACGATTGTTGGCGAAGTCGCCTCTGCACCTGCAACCAAGACCACAAATAACGGAAAGCAGTTCGTCAGTTTCTATGTAAGAGCGGATAAGCGCAAGTCTGACGGTTCCACATTCCCGAACTACTACGAGTGCCTTGTGTGGGGCGAGAAACTCATGGAGCGTGTCAAAGACGAATGCATCAAGGGCAACCCCATCCTTGTTGAAGGCGACATCTCCTCAAGTGCTTATACGAACCGCGCAGGAGAGCGTAAGACAAGCATCAGCCTCTTCCTTGGGAATTTCTCCACGGAACTCTCTAAAGAGGTACAGGAGGCGCCTAGAGACACTTACAGCGAGCCTACACAGGTTGCTCCGCACGTAGACATCAATAACGACGACCTGCCGTTCTGAATAGCAAAGGAGGGATTTAATGGGAGATAACAGAAGATTCTACTGGTTAAAACTGCATAAGGATTTCTTCGACAGCGTGAGGATTAAGAAACTCCGTGCCATTGCAGGCGGAGATACCTTCACGATTATCTATCTGAAACTACTGCTCTACTCCATGAATACAGACGGACTCATTGAGTTCCAAGGGGTTGAGGAATCACCCGAGGATGAACTGGCTCTCATTCTTAACGAGGAACCGGATAACGTCAAACTCTGTCTCAACTATCTGAAGATTGTTCACCTTGCGGAAGAGCGTGACATGGACAATATCTTCCTTCCCGAAGCGATAACATACACTGGCTCGGAATGTTCATCGGCAAAGCGTGTGCGAGAGTTTCGGGAGCGCAAGAAACTGACGGCTGACGTCAACCAAAGCACCAAAGCGTTACCGAGTAACACTGATGTAACACAAGTGAAACGCAACAGTAACGTAGAGATAGAGAGAGATAAAGAGAAAGAGATAGAGAAGATAAGAGTAGATACAGAATTGGTCAATGACACTGACCTGTGGTTTGGCGAATTTTGGAAACTCTATCCTCGTAAGGTTGCCAAGGCAAATGCTGTGAAAGCCTTCAAAAAGAAGTGCAAAGATGAGCAGACCTATACAGCAATCATGAGAGGTCTTCAGAACTACGTCACTGCCTGCAAAGGTAAAGACCCTCAGTACATCGCTCACCCTGCGACATGGATAAACGGAGAGAGGTGGAATGATGAAGTCTCTACTAAGACTAAGTATTCCAACCCCTTCCTCGACATGCTGAATGATATGGAGTAGCCAATGGATATTAAAGAAACACTCAAGATTCTCTCAACCATCAAGTCTATTTACCCTTCCAAAGAAGAAGACGTGGAGTTGACCGCTAAGGTGTGGCAGTTGCTATTCGCCAAAGACCCACTGGATGCGGTACTCCCTGCCGTCATGGAATGCCTGTCTACGATGCACTACGAGCCGAAGCCTGCTGATATTAAAGCCCGTATGTACAGGGATAAGAACGCAGTACCTGCTATCGCATTGTGGGAACAGGCACGGAACTTTTGGAGGTATGAACTGACGGACGACCCTGCAGAAGATAAGCGCAGATACGAGATGCTCGCCCCGGAAATCAAGGCAGTGTATTCCCTGTCAGAGATGAAGGAAATGCGGTCTCTAAACGCCTCAGACGTGACGAGATTTGAACAGCCGAGATTCATTAAGAGAGTGTCGGAAGTACGCGCAGAACAGCACGAAACGCTTCAGATAGAAGGAGGTAGTAACCTTGTCAGAATTGACCGACCTTAATCCGATTTACCATCACCTGCCCTACATGAAGAGATGCGAGCACAAGCGCATGGTGTGGGACGACAACCTCAAGCAGAACGTCACGGTGTATGAAGGGCCGCTCCTCAAGACCTATCCACCCTTCCCATGGCGCCCCGGCACAGGAGACCACTCCAACGAAGACCCAGTCGCATTTATAGACAGGTGTGCGGAGGCAGGGCTTGTTGACTGGGAAACAGAGTCTCAGCGCAAGGCTCGTGAGGAGCGCGAAAACACACCATGGTGAAGTTAAAAGAATATCTGAAGAAACATAAAGGTGAACTCATAAAGTTGGGCAGTGGCTCTGCGTTCCTGTTCATAGGAGTCATTGACGATGGGATAGACCTCGAACTCGAAAAGATACGATGGAAACAAAAAATCCCTGCCCTGCCCGACCGTGAAGTCTTAGAAACATATCCTTCCCTACCGGAAATTGACGAGGGAACAATAGTCATAGTTGAAGGACAAGAAACTGGGAGGTTTTGGACAAGAGCAGAATATGATTACTTCAATAATAATCGTGGCACTGGTCAGCGGAGTTATCGCTTCGATACTGACATGGACGATAATTGACGGCAAAGCAACAGACTGGTACGAGAGTGTGCTGAAAGAGGCTCAGAACGCACAGTTGGATGCGCAGACAGCCCTCGCACGGTTACAGGTGCTTACAGAGGAGCATGACCGCCTCAAGCAGTACATTTACTCATACGTATCCTATTTACCTAACAGAATCAAAGCAGAAAACACCATAAGAAAAGAGGAGAAGAAAGAAGATGCAGACAACACAGAACAGAATTGAAATCAGCCCCGTAATGCTCGAAAACGAGATTCGCAAACGTCATATGAGTCCGGAAACGGCGTCAATCAAGATGGGCTACAACAGGAATCAGTTGAGATTGTGCATGTCGAGAGGATTCATGACCAAGCCGAATGTCGTGGCGATGGAGAGTATTCTCGGAATCAAAATCGAGGAAGTTCAGACGCCTAAGATTGAGGTTGTTGACCCGCCTGTACCCGCTGACGGAATCGACCACATGAAACTCTATAACACCATCTACTACGCCGTGAAGAACGCTATGAAGGATGCACTGAATGAGACTGATTGATGCGGATGCGCTGAAGTATGACTTCGGTGAAATTGATGATGGTCAATACAAACGGGTTGAGTTGTATGTAACGAATGAAGCGATAGCGCAACAGCCAACCATAGACGCAGAACCCGTGCGACATGGGAAGTGGGCGAATGATGCGATAGGCGTGTTGCGTTGTTCTGAATGTAAGACACAAGCACCGTGGAAGTATGGCAGGGATTATATAGATTACAGGTGGAAAGCGAACTACTGTCCTAACTGCGGTGCGAGGATGGACAAAGATGAATAAAGAGTTAACTCCCATGTCCTGTCCAAACTGTGGTGCGCCTATCAATCGGGTGACTATGAAGTGCGAATACTGCGGAACGGTGTTCAGAGAAGACAAATATCAAAATCTGATAACTATCGAGAGTCCTCATGCTGTTCCGCTTATAGCAGAGTTTAAAATTCCATTTGAGGTTGTTGACCGAATTGGTGATAAGGAGTCCGAGTCCATTATTAGAAACGAACTGCTGAACGCAATGAAGTCCAACTTGACGGAATGCATGGATATTGTCTGCGAGGTAGAACCGATGACATGGTCATATCGTTGTATTGGAAGACTTAGGGTTGTTCCGCCGAACTACAGGTTTTAGGAGGGGCGAATGAAAGAATACATTGCTGAATATATAATTCCGGTTTTCAAAAATGGGAGAAATTATGAACTTGATTTCCTAAACGCAACACAGTTAATCCGGTGCAAGGATTGTAAATGGTACGAATTTGATGTGTCACATAGGTGTGGGTATACAGGACTCAATGGATACATAGCAGAAGACGATTTCTGTTCAAAGGCAGAGCCGAAGGTGAAGGAATGAAAGAGTACATTTGCGTTGAATCGCCTAACGAAGTTGATGGCGGAATGCTTGTGCGAGAACAGGAACTGATACGGTGCGAGGACTGCAAGGATTACAAAGCATTTAAAAACGGTGGTTTTCATCATTATTGTGAAACGATTGGGTGTGTTGTTTATGATGATGACTTCTGCTGTTGGGCTGAACGAAAGAATCAGAGAATCAAGGACTCAAAGGAGATATATGAGGAAGAAGACGAAAGCAGTGATTAACCCCGACCTCAGACGAAGGGCTTTGACCCAAGAGGTAAACGAGACTCAGACACGGCTTAAGAACGCCATCTCTCGTGGATACGACAGCAAGACCATAGATTTACTACGTAAGCATTACAATAGTGCTAAGAAAGAACTGGAGGCGTTCCTCGATGAAACAGATAATAACGTGCGCTGAGTGCGTATATCGAAGGAAGTATAAGCATTCAGACTGGAATCTCTGTACGGCGGATTGGAACCGCAAGGTCAAGGATGACGACTTCTGTTCATGGGCGGAGGTGAGAGATGAACAAAAAGAAACACGCGATGGTTCGACAGTTCAAGAATGAACTCAAAGCACGACTCGATTATCAGACGCGGATTACGGAACTCGAAAACAAAATCCTGCTACTGGACGCACAGTTCGAGGTTAAATCCCCTGCCCTGTCTGACATCCGTTACTCGCAGGAATCACGAGACGCACGATTAGCCGCCTACATCACCCGAAAGAAGAAGTATGAGGATGAACTCAATATCCTTCAGAAACAGGCTGAGAAAGTGGATGAAATCGCGTCTAGGATGAACCCTACGGTATATACCCACCTCCGGAACGTCTACAAAGGACACTACACTCTCGAAGAGGCAGGCTCTCGTATGGGTCTTTCTCGCGCTCAATTCAAATTGCTCGTGGACGAAGAAATCCGAAAAGCCCTCGATTTTTAATTTGCGTTTTGCCGTTACATGGGGTTCCCTTTGCGATTAACTTTGTGTTACATTGTGTATACCGAAAGGAAGAAAACCACAATGGATAATACATTCGGAGAGAGGCTTAGGGAACTCCGCAAGAGACGGCGGATGAACCGCGATGAACTCGGAGATATTTTAGGCGTCTCCGGAAACGCAATCACAGCCTACGAAACAGGCAAGCGCAACCCTCGCAAGGAAGTCATAGACAAGATATGCGAGTATTTCGACGTCCGGTACGACTGGCTCACAGGGGCTTCAGATTTCAAAACAGATAAGGAAGTTGAGGCAAAACTACAGCGATTCACGAGCGCTATTGTTGTAGACGAGTACGAAGACGAGAGGAAGGTGAGGAATGATGAGTTGGACTTATTGGAAGCATTTAGGCAGATTTCGCCACGGCACAGACAGTCTCTACTGGACTTCGCTGACTACCTAAAGAAAAAGCCATGACATAAGCCACAGCCTTCTCACCTTTTTCACACCATAAGAAAAGAGGTTAAGCAAATTATATGAGAAAAGAGAAGTATATTAAAGTCAAAACTTATAAAGGAAACACATATTTCACTGTTCAGTTCTTCTATGGTAGGAAACCGGACAGGCAATCATACTCAAAGACATTTAACTCCGCTGATTATGACAGCCCTGCACAGGCGTTAAACGAGGCATGTAAGCACAGAGACATCAAGCGTGCGGAATTGCTCACGACAGGGCTTCCGACCCGTAAAATGACCGTTCTCGACGCCTTTGAAAAGTCTAAAAAAATTTATAAACGCGCAGAATCCACTGAAAATAATCTCGATATTCTGTTCAACTCGTATTTCAAGGAGTACCGCAACACCCCTATCGCAGAGATTGATGAATGGACGATAACGACCCACTTGGAATCCTTACGAACCGAGCGGTCTGATGTAGTTCTGACGACCATTCTGAGCCTGTGGAAACGTATCTGTAAGACCGCAAAGGGATTGAAGGCATTGACGGTAAACCCTGCCGATTCCATCGAGGCTCCGCAGTCTACGGTGCATGTAGAACCACACAGACAGTACTTCACGGATGAAGAGATTGACAGCGTAATCGACTACCTGCTCCACCCCACGTACAACAATCCTGCGTTCATATATAACTGCTACGTGATTGCGGTAATGATTAAGGTCACGAGATACACAGGGCTTAGACCTAGAGAAATCAAGTATCTTGAGCGGGATGATGTGGACTTCGAGAACGACACGATTCGCATCAAGCCTCACGGGAAGAACATTAAGACTCGTTCATCAATCCGGGCAATCCCCATGAATAGCATAGTTAAATCGGAACTCATGACACTGTTCACGATGTCTCCGTATGACCTGCCGTTCATGTTCTATGGTGGGCTGATTCCCTCCCCTGCTTCACTCTCAATTAAAATCAAACGGGCAGGAGAAGCCGCAGGCGTAAAGGGATTCCATCTGTACGGGATGCGTCATGTATTCGACTCTGAACTCATAACAAACGGGGTAGACCCTAGAACCGTAATGGAACTCATGGGGCATTCAAGTGTAAATACCACGCTCGCTGTATACGCACGTTCCACAGAGGAAAAGCGGAAGGAAGCGATTGAACGGGTAGAAAAAAATAGAAAACCTGCGTAAAGCCTTATAAATAGGCACGGGTAAAAATGTACTATAGTTTTAATTTAATGACGATAGTCGACAATAGGCGCTGAAATAGAGGGGATGGCAACGGTGGCTTACGTTACTTGGCTATGGCTGAAGGTAGAAATGGTAGAAAATTGGTAGAAAAAAAGTGGGAGACCCCGTTAATTGGAGCCTCCCGTTCTTTTTATTTGAGTCCGAGTTCACGCTTCAGTTTTTCCACGTCACTCTTGGAACTGTTCACGATACTGTCAAACAGTGCCGCTTCAGATGATGTATTCACCGACGCTTTGATGTCCGATTTGGACTTGCTCGGGGTTTTCAGCGCACCGTTTGCGTATTTCATGAACCGCTCGAAGAGTTCTAAGGTATCCGCGTCTATGGAAGAACCGCCTCCGCCTCCTCCACTTCTACGTCCTCTGCGTCCCGAACCGCTGTTTTTGGTTGTTGTTTTCTCTTTAGTTGTCTTTTTGGATGATTTCTTTCCGCTAGAACCTTTGGAGCCTTTTGCCCCCTTGCCCTTGCCTTTACTGCCTGTTCCGGTATTCTCTTTACCACTTAATTCAGCAAAAGCGTCAGCGTAATGAGTTCCGTACTTCTTATCGTACTTCTTAAAAAGGCTTTCCCAAGAATCTTGAACATTCTCTTCGCTATCCGCTTTCTTTTTCTTCTCATACTCCTCGTTAGACATAGCACGGTATGCCGCAACTTTGCTTTCGAGGGATTCGTATTTATCATCAACAAGATATTTTTCTCGTGCGTACTCTCTCTCATCCGGTGTTTTCACCAAGATGGAATCTGTGAGACCGAACGCCGAAGGGAAGCACTTCTGATTCAGAATAGCCTGTTCCACGTCATCTGCGACTCCGAGTGCCTCAAGTTCATCCATGACATATAACGCCCGTCTGTTTCCGGTCAGCCCGCAATCCTTCATGAGATAGAACTGCGCGGGGCTTACTCCAAGGTCTTTAAGCACCAATGCGGCTTTTTGCTCTTCCGTATAGAGTTCATCGACATCGCCAATTCGGCTGTAATAGACCCCCTTGGCTTCTGCGAGGGCTAACTGTTCCAGTTTCTTATAAACGTCATCACGAGCGTGTGTGCCGAGATTGTTATATTCCGCCAGTTCGTTATATGCCTCTGCGTATTCTCTATAGTTTCCGTAATAGGTCTTCTTTACCTGCGTATACTCTTTGGAAGTAATATCGCCGATAGTCATACCCTTCTTTTCCAAGTCGGCATAAATCTGCCCTTTAAGGCCTCCCGACCCAGTTTGATTTCTAGGCAAGGCGACTCTGCCAACGTCCATCAGTTCACTATCTAATTTGTCGTGCGTGTCTTCGGTTATTGTCATCGGAGTCATGAAGTTGTAGATGATACGCCCTGCGGGGTTATTGCCAAACACAGCGCCAATGTTCTCAATCTGCTGACCCTTCTCGTCGACAGCCGGTTCAAGATACCGCGACAGTCCGGGGGTGTTCATGAGAGCCTTGTTTTTCATTCTCTCTAGCGTAGTGTTTCCGGAAGTGGTTCGCTTTGTGGAGTCAATGGTTCTGTTTATGGCGCCGCCAATGGTAGGGAACAACTGGCCGACAAAGTTCTCGGCAACGCTAGTTCCTGCGCGTTCAAGCAATCCAAGACCGCCTGCCGGTAACCATTCGCCGCCATAATTAATGCCCTGCGCCATATCTTTCACGAAATCGCTCAGAGAGCCGAGATAAGACTCTTCCAAAATAGGATTAATAGCGTTTGCGACATCTCTTGCCACACTCTTGAACTTACTGCCGCCGACTTCATCAAGTGCGTTTTTGCCATGCTTCGAGAATGTGTCGGACATCGCCGCGCCCATGATAAGCGGAGCGGTACTAGGCATTGCCCAGTTGATGGAATAATACCTATCGCCAATGTGCAGAGCAAAGTCCTGCTTCCCGAAGATGTTCTCGTTGTAATAAGAGACCCTTTCTTCTTCGTCGTCATCATCCGGTTTCGAGAGCAGTCCGAGATTCGCCATTAGCATACCAACAACGAACATGCCGGTGCCTGTGAGTCCTCTCGAAAGTCTTGTTACATATGAAGACGCGGAAAGCGTTCCTTTTTTCACCTTCACACTGTCTATGAGCAAGGTCTTCGCGAGTCCAATGGGGGAAAATTCACGAGACCTTCTAAGTATGTTAGCCGGTGTTTTTGTGAATGGAACAATGATGTCCAACGCAGGCCCAAGTGCAGGAAACCCTCTCTTGAAGTCCTCAAGCATCTGAGCGGTTTTATTGAAGTCGTGGTAAGTGGATTCCTGCGCGTCTTGCAGGGCCGTCTCCTCCATGGCTTTCAAAACAGCGCTGTCGATTGGTTCATTGTTCTTAGTGATTTTATACTCTCCGGAAGTTGTCTTCTCTACTTTGTAGCCTTGAGCAGAAAGCATCTCGGCGAGTTTTCTCTGTGCGCGGCTTACTACAAACGGCTTATCTTCCCTCTTGTCCAAGAACTCACTGTTCAGTTTTGACAGGTCATTAAGGAATTTTCCGATGGGGTTCGTATTGTGGAATGCACCTGCGGCAAGTCTAGCCTCATAAAAACTAAACTTACCACTTCCCGATTTTTCTTCACTGAAATGGTCCCGGGAATCCAACCACTTGACCGCATCCTTCATATCTCTCGACACCGTTACGGCTGATGATAAATCAGATTCTTTGATTACGCCGGTCTTGTAGAGCGCCTGCTCAATTCCGGTCTGAACGACATCATTCACCCGGAACAAGCCTTTTGTCAGTACGTTTGACGCATAGTTTCTAATATGGGTTCTCGGGTTAAGAAGCATGGCAGTCATTCGCCACTGTCTTACCATGTCACCAAGGCGTCTCGGCAACTGGTCAGCAACCTCCCGTTCAATTTTTTCCATGACCTCTTGGCGTTTTTCGTCAGACTCTGCGGCGACATATTCGTCGGCAAGTTCTTGGCTAAGTGTGACTTTCTTTTTGCCAAGGTCCTTCTCATACATGCGGTTGAGTTTTTCGATTGTCTTATCGAGATACGATTTCGCAGTAACCGGATTGTCATGGAGGAATCTCATCATTCGCATGATACGGCCCGCCTCAGATGCGGCATTGAGGACCGTTTCAACGACAGTTGCTGACTGCTGTGACCTCTCGTACTGTTCTGTTTTCAAAGCATCCCAAGTGTCGAAGTCATACTCGGTGCCGTCTTTTGCCACAAAGGATTTTACTTCTTTACCGTTCTGCAGGAATCCTTTTTCGGTGGTCTCGATATCGTTGTCTTTAAACACTTTTTCGAACCGCTTCATTTCCTTTCCGAGGGTTTTGGTAATCCTGTTCAAAGAATCGATTGTCTCTTCTAAGTACGCCATTCCCTCTTCGGTCATTCTTGCGTCCGTTGTATTGTAGGCAAACGCATACTGGACCGCGTTCTCGAGGCCGCCTTCTGCAAGCCACTTTTTGGCGTTTGCTTTCACGATAGCGTCCTTGACGACAGGCTTTTTCCGATAACTTTCCTTTATTAATTCCTTAATCGTCACTGAAATGTTCCTGCTCTTAAGCAGTCTTTCTGCGCTCTTGTGCTTTGAATGTTCAAAGGCATAGTTCCTGTTTCCAGTCTCGGATTCATGAATCTCATGCTCTGTTTCCGAATACGCCTTCTTTTGATTCTCGTTGGAAGTGGTCCCCTCTTTTGCAGACTCATTCGTTTTTGCCTGTTCCTGCTGAGAGGTCTGCTCACTTTGAGCCTGTGAGGTTGTATCCTGCGCAGGTCCTTCGCTCGCCTGTTCGTTCGGGGCTTCTTCGTTCTGCTGTTGCGCCTGCTCAAAGTTCTTCCCGTTTTCGATATCGTCGAGCACTTTTTCTTCCTGTGCCTTGGCCTGTTCCTGCTGTTTCGCTCGCTTTTCCTTCACCTTTTTATCGACCGCTTTGATGTCTTCTTTTTCGGTCTTGGTGAACGGTTTTTCTGCGATTTCCTCAGCCGCACGGTACACTCTGTCGAGGTCCTTATCTTCCACGGCGATATCCTGTTCAGACTCTGTTACTGTCGACTTCTTGGTGTTGATGCCATTCTTAGGTGTCTCGAGTTTATTGGCCTCCATTTCCGCCTGTCTCTGTAACTTTGCATCTTCACGGGCTATCTGCTTGCCACGGGCTTTGGAATCAGAATATACACTCTTGATTCTGCCCATGAGCGCTTCTACATCTTCTTTGGTAATGCTGTTAGGGTCTTCCCCTCGCGCTTCGGCACGCTCTTTTTGCGCTTTTAAGATTTCGTCTCTTACCGTTGCATACGCTTGATTCTTCTTCGCCCTGCCAGTGCTGATAATCAACTCAGCAAGAGCGTTGGCAGATTCCACTTTTGCTCCGGAACTTGAATACAGAGTTGAAAGCGCTGATGTAGAGCCACCTTCTCTAAACATCTGTTCAAATTCCTCTTCGGTAAACTCATTGATGCTTTCCGATACATCTTCTGCCATCTTCTTTGTGGCCTCGGATGCAGGTTCCTTTGTGTCTTCCTCAACACTTTCCTGCAGTTTTTCAGCAAGGTCACTAGGTGACGGCTCATCCTGCTGTGTTTGTGTATTCTCTGCGGACGGGTTCAGAAGCGCCTCATTGATGGTAGAAAGCGCGTCGCGAGCATCCACGACTTCCGGATACTCTTCACGATTTGCCTGTGTCATCTCGCGAGCCGCGGTCTGTTCAACGCTGGAAATATCACCGTTGTCGCGAATCCTTTTGGCCATCTTTGCCGCAGTCTTTTCGCTGATACCGAGTTCCTCGTAGTACTTTGCTAAGTTGTCTGCACTACGTTCTTCTCCGAAGGCGCGTCTTGCCCGTTCTACAACGTCAGTGGTTTCTTCAGAGGTTTCCGTAGCCGCAGGCTGTTCTTGCGTTTGCTCTTCTGTGACGGTCGATTCTGCAGACTGCTCAGCCGCGACTACTGGGGTTTCTTCCTTGGAAGATTCCTCCGCTGTCGTCTTCGCCTGTTTTCCCGTCTTCTTTTTCCGGGTTTTCTTCTTAGGAGCAGATTCTTCTTCCCCCATCACAGTCTTGTCAAATGTCTCCTGTTCTTGCGCGGCCTGTGTCTGTTCTTCCTTCGCAGTCGGTTCAGCAGGCTGTTCAACTGGTGCTCCTGCAGGAGTTTCTTCCGTTGCCGCTGTCTGCTCAGTAGAAGGTGTCTCGGCGGACTGTTCATTTACAGGAATGGGCTTTTGCTCAGCATCCATTACCGTCTTGTTGAAGGTTTCCTGTTCTGTTGCAGGTTTGGTTTTCTTATTTGACGATTTCGCAGACTCTTTCTTCTTCTGCATTTCAGCACGGTCCTGCAGATAGTCGGGGTCGATTTCGTCTGAATCTTTCTTTGCCAAGATTTCGAGAGACTTCTGTCTGCGTTCTTCCGGGGTAAGGGAATCATCCTGTTCGATATCCATTACCTGCTCGACTGCATCGGACCATCTTGTGTACGACTCGTCAATAAGGCCGTTTTCATATCCCAGTGCTTTGAGTTCCCTCTTAACATCGACCTTCTTAAGCGGTGTAAGCCCATTCTTCTCGAACGACTTTGCCTTGCTTCCGTTTTCATAGATGTCGTTAAGTTCGGTTTCAAGTTCTTTTAAATGCTTTGCCTGCTCAAGTTTCTTCTTAGCCCCTCCAATGCGTTCATCCATTTCCGCCATGACGGAGACTTGCTCGCGAATATAGTAATCACTGTCCCTGCCATGTCGTTTACTGTGCTCTTCCGTGACTTTATTGGCTTGTGCGGTCCTCCGTTTTTCAACAAACTGCTTAATGCTCTCTTCATACCGTTTGATTATCTCGTCAGTTTCTCCCGAAGGAAGTCGTTTCTTTAACTGGTTAATGTCATCCTGTAAGGACTGATAATAATTGTTCACGGTCTGACCGGAAATGACGCCGCTCTTTTCAACCAAAAGGGATTCCGGAGCCATACCTGCTTTCCGCGACAGTCCGGATTCGCTGTGCTCCGGAAAGACGTCATTCACAAATTTTTCTTTGCGCTCTACTGAGCCACGCGCCCGTTTTTCGTGTTTCTGAACAAATTCCCAAACCTCCTGCGGCGTGAGATAATCGAGAATCTCAAAATGCTCTTCGTCTTTTAAGAAATCCATGGCGGCTTTTGTTCCGTCTGCCACGGATTCATCAGAGTTAAACATCTCGATTGCGTCCGCCAACATCACGACATCATCGCTTGTCATACCATAACGGTATCCCTTGCGGAGCCTGCCCTTTGTCGCAAGCAATCTTTTGATATTTTCCGGAGCATTTGCTCGTTTTTCTGCCAAGGACTGTTCACCCTCAGCGACTCTGTTGTCATATGTTTTCTGAAGGTCAGATACAGAGACGTTTTCCAGTGCTTTATAACCATAGTTCTCGATAAGGTCATTGATGACGTTGTAATCGACTTTGCCGCCATTATTTGACACCACAGTTTGGATTACGTCGTAGTCGTCCTGCGAGAGTGTCTTCTTTGCCTTAACCTTCTTCTTCGGCTTTTCCTTCTGCTCGGGCAGACGCTTCGTTTCGCGCACCTGCTCTTCGACAGGAGCCTGTCCTCTAGCAACACGATACAAGTTGGCAACGTCATTTAAAGATGCACCGGAGAGTTCGTCGTATCCAAACTCATCAACAAGAGCGTGATACACATCCGATGTGACCTTCCCGTCGCCTCTGTCTTCGATTGCCTGCGCGATAAGCATAATGTCATCCTGCGAAAGGCCGAAAGTCTTTACGTTAGGCTGTTCCTTATACTCAGTCCGCGCATTGGAATTATACTGTGCCTGCGAAATAGCAAGGTTCAGTTTCCTCATGGTTCGATTCAGCGCCGCGTTTGTCTTGTCTCCGGAAATGAATGCCTTGCCTTGGTCAAACAGATAGCGGATGGTACTTGGATTATAGTTTGCGATGTCTCTGAGGCTTTTAGCACCCTTCTTGATAATGTTTTCCGTAAGGTTTGCGTACCGCTCATTGCCTGTCGCATCGGTGTCGTCAATCAATCCCGCTTCTACGAGCCGGTCCAGTTCGTTGCAGTATCTGTCATAATCAGCAGAACCCTCTGCGGCGTGGCCGACCTCATGTGCGAAGAGTGTATCGTACATATTTGATGCTTTACTGTTGATGAGAATCCGCCCGTTATCGTATACGGCATCATGTCCGTTGATTTTCCCGTCCGTAAATTCAAAAGGAGTACCGAGCCGATTTGAGATTTCAAGCATGGACTTCATATCATCAACTTTTGCACCGGTTCTCTCCGCAGAGTATTCAGCGAGTCTACGGTTAATCTCCTGCGCTGTTTTTACATTTCTTCTGATAGAGGATTTAAGTGCGCCAGTCTTCAAATAATCTCGTAACTCCTGTGCCCTTGTTTCGATATCGTTATTCACAGTTTCGCTGAAAACACCCATGTCAGAGTTGTCTCTTACGGTTTTCGCCTCAGCAAGGTGATTATTAAAAGCCTCAAGAGATGCCCTAGCGCCACGCTCTGCACGGATAGCATTCACGTCACTTCTCGCCTGTCGGATGGTCTGCACCGGATGCGCAACGAACGCTCCGCCAAGACCTCCAAGACCGCCTTCAATACCGCTCTGAAGCGCATTCTGAAGCGTCCCTTCAAGACCCTGCTCGGCATAAATCTGATTGGCTTTATCCCAAAACTCTTTCGATGTGATATCACCCTCTAACGCCGCATTGGTTAACGGCTCCAAGAGACCGCCCAAACCTTCTTCAGCAAATTCACCCATGAAGTTTCCGAGCGTGGGAATATCTGCGCCGGGAATCATGCCGTCCGGAATAACGAGTTCTGTGCCTGTTTCCAGTGCCGCGTTCGCCAGTGCATAACGTCTAGCCGCATCAATATCGTTCTGATACTCCTCGCCCATTCTTCCAGTACGTACATCTCCATAAGAGCCGCCGTATACATTTGCCGCCATTGTCCCGAGACTGAGCGCACGAGCCAGTGGAGCGCCCATGCCGAGACCGAGTGCACTATTCAGCACAGCGCCCTCTGCCGCATTAAGCGCATTATTCGTTCCGCTCATCACGAGTCGGTCATACATTTCCTGCGGCGTTCTTCCGAAGTGATTTTCAAGCAACTGCTTCTGAAAGTCGGTTTCCTGTAAGAATCTATTGCTGTTTTCTTCGCCAAGCCCTTCTGCAATGGCTGTTCTTAAGCCCGCAAGACCGGACTGCCACTGATTCGCGCCTGCCGCCACAGCATTACCTGTTCTATGAATAAGATTCTCGTCAGACCGCTTCGGCAAATACTGGAACCATCCGTTGTCATCATATGGAGTATCTCTTCCGGTGAGCCACATGGCCGCTTTTCTTTCGCCTGCGTGCCCCTGTGTACGGAAGTCATAACTCTGATTACGAAGAGCATAAAGACGCTTCGCTTCGGCAATATCTTCTGCAGTGGCCTCTCCGTTCGCAAGTAACTGACGTTCCAAATCCGCACTGCTCATCTTGAGATACTCGTCGTTTCTCTTTTGGTCTGCGATGGCTTCCGGAATAGACCGAATAATATCGCTTGCTGTCTCTGTTACCTTACGAACAAAACTCTTATCTTCGTCATGCTTGTTTTTGCCGGTAGTTGCTTTTACTGAATATTTCGCTTGCGGTGCAGACTTTCGTTCAACATTGTCCGCAATCTGTGTGGAAGGAGCAGTTATTTTGCTATTCCTATCCGCAGTATCAACGATGGTCTTGATAGTGTCCCAACGAGTACGCTCCTGTGATTTCTGTTCAGTAGTCTTGTTCGCCTCGATGTTACGTCTTCCCTGCGCGGTATTAGGGTTACGTGTCTGCTGAGCCGCCGACTGCTGTACGGTTGGAGCATTCTGAACTGTTGCTTGAATGGCAGGCGCAGAGGTCTTTACATTTGACCGCTGACCATACTGACGCTGAGCCTTCTGCTGTGTCTGAGTCTGCTGAACACTTCTCTGACTTGATTTCTGCTGTTTCTGTTGCGTGGGCTGTGACACAGACTGATGTGCCTGTGAGGACGGAGCGCTATGCTTATAAGAAACGCCCTGCGAGTTGTTGCTTGTCTGTCTTGTTGCGCTCTTTGTCTGTGGCTGTGCCTGCGACTGTGCCTGTGACTGGACAGTGGAACCGGTGGTATTCCGAGTTCCCGCCGTGTTATTTTGCTGTGTATCTCTTCGTGCAGTGTGTTTTAAAGTTGCCATAGAATACCACCTTTCCCTTTAACGGTTTTCAATCCCCCGTTTCCGAAGCCATGTGATATTAATGCTTGGTGTGGACTCCGGTTTCCCTGCGAGTTTAGAGACACTTGCCCGTGAAGGCTTAAGGCTCTTTACTCCCTGTCTAGGGTTCTGTTCTTTACGAAGGGACGCCTCTAATAGCGCCCCATATCTTGTCCGGTTCATTATCTGATTCCGTATCTCAGCAGAGTGTTATAGATGTCGTTGTTTGAAATACCTCTTGCCGAATTTGTGTTCAGTGTGTTGTAGAGGTCGTTCGCAATGCCTGCCGCAGACGACTGTGCAACCGTGGTAGGAGAAACTGCGATTGTCGGTGCATTACCTGCAATAGCCTGTGCAAGTTCAAGGTATCCTGCATCCGGTGTGTAGCCCGAATACTCTGCGTTGATGAGAGAGGAAATGACGTTGTTAAAGTTATCGAGAGTGCTGTTCTGATTGTTCGCCTTCTGAAGGTTAATCTGTCCAAGATAATTGTTGAGATTGTTCAGAAGTGTGTTGTACGCCGAAGTCTCTTCTCTATTGATACGGTTCATGTTGTTGTTAAAATTCGCGGACAGCATAAGATTTTCCTGCATACCATTACCGGAGTTAAATGCTCCACGGTCGGCAAGCGCTTCTCTCTGTGCTTTCTTCGCTTTGGCTCTCTGTACGGACAACTGGTTACGAAGGTCTTGGAAGTTGTTCCCAATATCTATTCTCGATGCGTTGTACTGGTCTCTAGCATTCTGTCCCTGTTTATCCAGTGCGGCATTCGCGGCATCAATAGCGTCCTGTCTTGCTTTCTTCTGTGCTTCGATAGCCAGTCTCAGTGCTTCGAGACGTTCGCGCTCTTTACGCGCCGCTTCTTCCTGTGCCGCACGTTCTGCCGCCGCCTGCTGTGCCGCCTGCTGAGCCGCATAATCTACCGAAGATGAAGAATAAGAGTCGTTACTGGATGAACTGGAACTGGAACCTCCTCCACCGGAATAAGAGTTTCCTCCGCCCCATCCGCTTCCTGCATTCTGCTGTGCCGCCGCATCTCTCTGTGCCTGTTCCGCAGGATTCATACCTTTCGATGGGGTCGGAACGTGTACAACCGGAGCCACGTTTCTCGTGGTTGTTTCATATGTCTGCCGTGTGGATGATTTAGCCGGGGTGCTAGTATTCTGATACACAGCAGGATTGTACTGTGTTGTCGTAACTGGTCCTTGCTTAAGAGAGTTCTGTGTTTCGTGTTTGCTATAGCCCGAATACTTAGGAGCAGTAGGATTCTTTGTACTGTATCCGCCGTAATTATCAATCGTTCTCTGTGCCATAATGCCTCCTTATAATTCGCTTATCTCGTCGATAGCATCATCAATTTTGCTTGCGTCTGTTCCACCGGATTTCGCCCATAACAGCAGTGCTAGAAACGCTTTGCTCTGTGCTTTGGTCGTTTTCTCCAGTTTCGATTCGGTTTCTCTGATTTTCGCGTGTGCCTGTTCGACGTCTTTCTTAACGTCATTAAGGTCATGTTTCATCTCTGAAATGTCCTCTTTATTTCTCACAACATCTGCTCGGAGCGCTTCCAGTGGAGCGTTTGCGTTTTTCTTCACCGTTGCCGTCGAATTGATGAGGTTGAGAATCTGAGATGCCAAGAGAAGTACACCCACCACCGCAACCCATGTTACCTCTGTCATTTTTCACTCTCTGCTTTCTTGAACTGGTAGCCAAAGAAGAATGAGATGCACATGGTGTAAATCGACACGAACTTGTCCGGTAACTCTTCACCCTTCAATACAAGCATTCCGAAAACGACCGTAAGGAAAATCGTGATGATACTCTTAACTGACATAAGTGATGCAATGCGCTGAAGGATGATGTGGTCATTCTGTACAGGTTCGGGGTCTGTCCAGTTTTCTACAGGTGTTACTTCTTCTACAGGGTCGGGAGTAATCACAGTCATAGGCTCTTCTTCCTCTTCTTTCTCTACTGGTTTTTCTACTGGTACGACTTTGGATAGGATTGCGATAGCGGAAGGAACTTCTATGCCTGTGTCTCGATAATACGTAAACGACTTCCCGTTCCAAGCACCCATCTGAGCACTGCCTCCGCCATCCAAGAACGCTAATGATTCATAGCCGAATGTCTTAAGGTCAGTGGCAATGGTCTTTGGAGTGGTAACGTCTTCGCATATTCCTAACACGTATGTTCCGTCCTGCATTCTCATCACGAATGAATAGTCACTCGCAACGTTGATGTGTCCGATACCGACCATCCGTGCGTACTGATAATGTCCTTCCTTCGGGTAAACGACAGCAGGTGAGAAGACGTCATGCTTTTGGTCTATGTGGACGCCCGTACAATCGCCGTATGCCCCTGTATTGAGGTCGTAGTAAAGCGTTGTGTCTTGGTTTGGTAATTCCCTCCACACTTCGCATAACGGGGCTGAGAGGTCTCCATACGTCGTTCCATAAGGGTCTGCTTCTCCGCTCTTCATTTGGAAGTAATTGCCTCCGGTGATTTTGCACATCACATAGCGGTCTTCAATATCCAGTTCCCGAATGGGCTTCAGTTTATTCAGACCTGCGGAGATAACTACTGTTTCCTCGTTTTCGTCCTGCCGGTACAGAGAATAGTGACGACCGTTGATGTATTTGAAGGAATAGCCGAAAGGAATCTCTCCCCATCCAATCCATCTCAGCGCGCCAAGAGCATCAGAAAAGACGGTATTTTTCAGCGAGAAGCCTCCGTTACCGCCTTGGTTTTCCGAAAATGATTGGTCTTGGTACATCATTGCGATATGGGATTTTGGGTGACTCTTACTCCCATGCGCCCATATAATCCAGTCGCCATCCTTATATGCTCCATCTGTTACGAACGTGAAGTACTGTCCGAAATTTAATGCGAGGCGCGAGTACCAATACCCATCCGCATAGTTGTTAGGTGTCGCCTTTACAGGAATGCCCACCTCCGCACAGAACACCTTGAATGCGTCTACGCACTGTGCTCCATACGCTCTGTCGTAATCAATTACCCTCCCCAAATATTTATCTACAAAGTCCTTGGGGGTCATGGCTTATTCCTCTGTCGGTGTCTCTTCAGTCGGGGTTTCGTCAACAGGTTCGGGTTCCGGTTCTGACTCGTGGAAGATATATTCTCTATATCCCTCGACGCAATTTAACTGCTCATCGACAATCATGACTTTGGCTGTAAGAACGTCCGGAGCATTCCACAGGGTCTGACAAACTGCGTGAAAGCGAACCTTTGCGGCGTTCAGTGTGCCGTGTTCTGTGTCCACAGTAAAAGCGCCATTGATACATTTGATAATCGCGTACTTCATGATTTCTTTCCTCTCTTTCTGTTATGTTTGATAACTTTCGATAATAAAAACACACCCGTTAAAGTGTGCTTTGTTGTGATATTAAATGCTGATTTAATGCGGTAAATACTCCAATGTTAATTCAAGTGCCAAGCAGATAAAAGCGACAACAATATAGAACCAATCTTTCGATTGAAAGCCACGCACGATAATGCTAATCGTCAGTGCTTTGAGAATCAGATAAAGTATCGTCATGGTATCACCTCACGCTCAGTATAACCGCATTTTGGCATGTTACCAATGCTGATTTAATTCGTTCAGTTTTTCGATATGTATGTTATTATGCCTGTCGCCGCTAAATTACTTAAAGTGAAATTGTAAACCTTAACAGTACCGTTAGGGTCAATACGCAATTGTAGCGGCGTATATGTTTGCTGACCAGCGGTATTATTTGCAACAACCGTATCAACAACGCCAACCGGATGAAATTGACTGTCCAATACTGCATAGGTAGTCCATGCGTTTTGGTTATGCGATAAACCGGAAGGTTCATCAACTCTTAAAATGCAGATTCTGCCAATTTTATACACCGTTACACCATGAGTGCTATATGTTTTTGATATCGGCGTTAAACCATTATTTAATGTTTCAATTTCGCTGTTGATGGAAACGAATTTATCGCTGACGCTCTTCGCCTCGATGTTAGTACCGATAACAAGAGCCTCACCAAGTGCAATCGCGGCAATGACTTCATATAACTGCCCGTTGTAAGTAAGGAACTCTCCTTCAACATATGCTTTAGAAGCGAAAGCGGTGCTCTCGATGGTGGCGATATTGCTTGCGGACGCATCAAGTTTGGTCTTCAAGTCAGTTTGGCTGTCGATATTACCTGTGATGTTTCCCCACGCACTCTCTGTTTCGGATGTCCATGCTTCTCCATTCGCAGTCTTTCTCAGTACATCACCAACAGAACCGCCTGTCGGGTTTGTAATCTTGGCATCAACTGCCGTCTTGATTCCCGCCGATGTGACCGGATTCGTGCTAGACGCAGTCGGGACAGTGTCAAAAGTGAGCGTATTCTGCTTACCATTGAGAAGATTCATTAAATCTGTTTGGTTCGTAATAATTCCGCCGATGTCTCCCCAAGTTGCACCGGAAGCGCAGAGCATCCAGTTTTCGCCATCTTGAGGTACATTTCCAAGCGTCGCCTTCTTAGCGATATACAGCGAGCCGTTATACCGTACTGCATCGAGCATCTGATATGACGTAGCGCTGTTATATTCGCCCTTAAGAAGAATCAATACTCTTCCTGCACTCGCACTCATTAAGCCACCTCCCAATCTAAGTTACCTGTGGTCGTATTAACTAAGAACGTTATGTCGGGCGAAACATATTCAAGTTCACCTGTCGTAAAGTTCACTGTAAAGTTCGTCCTAATCGTAAGTTCCCGAATTGTGTCTACCGTGTCTTCTGCTTCTTCGGCATATCTCTGAGACGTTCCTGCGTTTGCCCCACTCAGCAGTGCATAGTATTTGCTGTTGTCTGTCTCTTCTCCTGTTCTTGTCTCTGTATCTCCTACAGCCCAAGACCTAGACAGAGTTGCGTTGTCAGATGCACTTTCGGCACTCGCTACAGCAGTAGTCGCAGAAGCACTGGCGCTTTCGGAATAACGGTAAGCATCATCGCGATAGGACAGCGCGTAGTTTGAATACTCATACGCTTGGTCTCTGTACGCCTTTGCTTCATTAACAAAGATTTGTCCATCGTCATCAAATTCAAGGATGATTTCCGTTTCGCTCTCGTCAACAGTTACATCAATCGTCTGCTCATCTCTTTCGGCATCGAGGGTGATGTCGTTCTCGGGAATATAAATCGGCATCAAATCACCTCCTCGTACAGTACGTCGGATACCTGCACGTTAGCGATTGAACTCTTAAATGCGTTATTCGTCTTATCAAGGAATCGAATCTGCATCTTTGCGCTACCCTTCTGAAACGCCAGTGTTTCCTCCTGCGAAAGTTGGACGTATGCATAGCCGTCCCCAATCGCTACTTCGGGATAGTGCTTTGTGAGTTCTTGATTTGATTTCGTCTGCTCGAATGTGATGTAGATGTCGCCAATATCACTCAGCGAAATACCTTTGAATTTGATTGTGTAAAGAGGTGTTGTGCCACGTCCCATTGTTACGCTAGCCATTTGACACCTCTTCTACTGGGACTACAGCCCCTCCTTCTACGGTAATTTTGTATGTCTTATCACCGACGACGATGTACAGATTCTGCGTTGTGATGGACTCCGACAGTGCTGTGAGCGCAGTATTAAGCGCAGTGATAGAATCCTGCATACTATTGATTGTCGGCACCACAACATCGTTTAAATAATCTCTCGTCTGTGAATGAAGTGACTGCATCTGAGTTCTTGCCGCAGTACCACTCGCAGGGTCGGGATAAGAGGTTGTATTTAAAAATCCGTCAGTCGGATTGAAGTTAAAACTATTCATCACTTAATCTCCTTCACCAAGGTATAGGTCAACTGAACGCCATTAATCGGCATATCGTTGTTCACTTGGTTATTCAAAAACAGGACACCTGCCAGTTCAATCTTTTTGAGAGAGCATTTACGGGCAAAGGTGTTCGCATACGGTGTTTCGCCCCACGCAAAGTCATCCCACAAGAAACTCTTCCAAAGGACAGTTGAAGTACTTATGAGGTTTTCGGGTTCTTCCTCTCCTTCTTCGTTTTCATCCGTGAGGTATCTGACTGTGGTGTCATATGTGATTCCGCCTCTGCACTGCACAAACATCTTCTTCACGGTCTTTAAGTATCCGTACTCGTTGAAGTCGAACATAGGTGTCTGATAATAAGCCTCGATACTGGAACCGAAATCATTCTCTTCATCCACAAGTTTGTTCAGCGAGATTCCATAAATAGGAGAATACTCACCTTCCACTCTGAAACGATAATCGAGTGTGACCAGTTCCTTCTTATACCGCTTAACCGCAATCGTGTAGAAATTATCCCATACGAACCATGAGGTATTTCTTGCCGAGTCCTCTACACTCTGTCGCTCAGAAAGGAAGAACGGTGCGATGGAATAATCCCATACATACACATTCGTCAGTTTCGGATAGCAGTCTGCGTAATTGTTTGCGGAGTGTGCTGAGGTCGGAGGCTCTGCGGTCTGATTGTTAAATAAAAGATATTTATCATCGAAATCAATCGCAAAGGAATGCTCGTTGGCTTCGTCCAGTAATCCAGTCTGTCTTTCACCCTGCTCAACGTTGCGGGAAACAACACATACATTTCGCTCATCTTCGAGGACGGTGGATACTAGCGTGCAAATACCGTACTTCGTAGAGAGCCATGTGAGACGGTTGCTGATTTTCCGAATAGTGTTCGGTGCGTCACATCCTATTTCTTGATTGACTGGCTGAGAGTAAATCAGACCCCTCATGTCTCCATTTGAGTCAGCGCCATACTGATACTTGAGAGTGTAGATAGCGCTCTTTTTAAATACGACAAGGTCTTTGTAGTGGTGTCCGAAGCCCATAATCTGTTCGCCGTCATATCCTGCAACACCGTAGTTAATCGCAGGGAAATAGGTCGGGTCATTTACTTCGGAATAGATATACCGCTCAGATGCACCGGAGACAAACATACGAGAGTTATTAGCACCGCCGAATGTCGTGCAGAACTGTGCGCCAAAAATTTCAGCCGCAAGATGCGCATAGGAATAATTCGTAAACGAATCTCCGTTCGCTACTGGGGAAATCGTAATCGCTACGTTGTTCTGCCCCTTCGCAGGAGCGGTTGTGAATGTTACCTGTCCGTATGTCTTCGTGTATGCGGTAGTGACCTGCTCGTTGATTTCGACCTTTACGATGTAGCCCATCTTAGATTCATCCAAGAAAATCTGAGGAATCTTATAGACCTTCGATGTGCCGTCACCGTTGTATTCAATCCTCGCCCTTGGGTTAATGATGTTGAATGAGTCCATGCCATCCACGTCAAAGTAAGTCGCATCGGGCTTGGCGTTTATCGCTACCGTAGGAACGTAGAACTGACTCTCGTTGGTAATCTTCTGCATCTCGAAATTGCCAGTGCTCTTATTTAGTTTGGCAAACACATAGAACCGGAAGAACTTTCCGCCATATGAATGTCCGTCGTAGCCCGGATAAGAAGCCATGCAGTAAAGCGAGCCGTTCGACATGAAGAAGATACCTGTGTTATAGGTCGTGTATCCGTTCACCAAGTCAGCCTTTTTATAGTATTCATCAGTTGTCGCAGGGTTGGATTTGTAAATCACCGTGCCGTTTGTCGTGTCAGTTCCGTTCAAGTGGAAGACGTTGGTCACTGTGGTTCCGTTGTACGAATCAATATAGAAGTCGTATCTGTGTTCCCCTACCTGCATCGTGTACATGATATAGAGGATTCCTTTGAACTCGAACATAACGGGTCTGTGCTCGCCCCATACTTGGTCGTTAGCATAAGACCACGTCTTGAATTCTAACTGCCTCTGCCCGTAGCGCTTTTTAAATACGCCGTCCTTGACCATCATGTTCTTCATCTTGGGAGACTCGTTTGTTCTCAGCATGAAGTCGAGGTCTTTAATGTTCAGTCCGCCGTAACCGGGTTGGTCAATACGCAACTGTTTATACTCGGGCTGTTTATGCGCCTGTTGCTGTTGCCATACCATCAGTCCATACCTCCGTAGGTGTCTTCGATTTTCTCTTCAACGCCCCACGAATACTTAGACTGCATGTTCTCGTAATACCTGTGAAGGATGTCGTACTTAGAGAGGTCATCATCAATGAAGAAGTTCGCCGCCAGTCCATAAGGAAGAATCTCACGGCACATCTCCACTTCGTAAGGAACCTCGTCCGTCATGTTCTCCATCCACGGGCAATCTTCGAGTACATCCTCATCGTGCTTAAGGCGAAGGTGGTTATTCAAATTGAAGTTTTCTTGGAGCAACACGTTCAGCCACGGAATGATGTAGTTGTCGTAGTCCTTTGAAGTAGGCTTCTCGAACATGGTTGCCTTTGCTAAATCGTATAACTCCTGCACGGTAAAACTGTCTTTAACATCCTGTGCCATAATGTGCTCCTTTCAAAAAAAATAAGGGGCAGACTATTAAGCCCACCCCTCACATGTCTCAAAATCAAGCCGCGTTGAATGCGACGACGCCGTTCTTCAGAGTGTTGAGGATGAACGCATCACCACGGTAACGTCCTTCAATTAACTGACCGGAGAGACCCGGAACGTTGCTGTAGCGGTGCAGTTCTGTACCCTTGGAAGCCTGAATAACGGACTTCTTGTTTGTGAACAGAGCGTGTGTACCTGCCGGCAGATAAGCATCCGGAACTTCAACAACACGGAAGCCCATGCACTTACCAACCTCAGCGTTTGTGAGGATGACATTGCCGAGTTTCTCAACAGAGATAAATTCCGGATTGCGGAGCAGGAAGCCGTAAACGCTTGTCTTAACATATGCGAATACATTTCCATTGACCGGAATATTGTTGTTGAAGAAGGTGGAATGTGCCTTGATGAACATATCAAGAACCTTGTCCTTATCCATTGTCGCAATGGAAGTATCTTTCACGCCTGCTTCTGTAGCCCAGTAATTGAGGGCATATTTATCAAAGAACGGAGTAACCTGTTCGCCAATCTGCGCCTTGATTACTTCGCCCAGTCGTTTGACATTCATCTGTTCGTCGTTGTTACCCTTGTCAATCGTGATTGCGAAAGACTTATCGAGGGTGACAATCATTTCCTGCTCTCTGTCCTGCAGTTCTTCCCACTTACCGTAGCGGTGTCCACCATAGGTATCAACACCTGTCCGGTTATAGTCGTTCAGTTCCTGCGTGATAGCAGTGTATACATGAATGGACTTTACGCCATCCCAGTTGTATTCAGTGTTTGTTTTACCAGTGAGAACGGATGCACGGGTATACGCCTGTACAAGACCCTTCTCATACTTTGTCGCAAGATTAATTCCGTCCGTCGAAACTACGCTATTTGTAGCCATTGCTCTATCTCCTTTAACTTAATTAGCCAAGGAGTCCCTGCAAGAACGGGTCACCTCCCATCTCTGAACTTGAGTTATCACTGAGTGTTCCGGTGGCGACGCTTTCGTTCGACTTATTCTGCCTCAGAGTCGCGATAGTATTCTTCATCTCTTTATTTTCGTGCGCTCTATAAGCAGATAGCAGAGATTCCCCTGCGTTAATATCGTCAATGACATCTGCCGGGAGAGTCCGAATATCCACGCCGGGATAGGCTTTTTGGAAGGCTTCAATCTGTGCATACGCCCACTGCTGTTTCTGCGCTTCCTCCTGCGCGATGGAGTCCGCTTGGTTCTGCCGTTCCTGTGCGATGTTGCTCTGATACTGAGCCTCCGCAAACTTACGTGCAATGTCTTCAGTAGCGTCCGGATTTTCATCCATAAATGCATTGGCGATACGGTTAATTGCCGATTCCTTCTGAAACTGTCCAAGGCGTTCGGCATACTCGTTAAGCGATAGACCTGCACGCTGAGCCTGCTCTTCAAAGACACGGCGGATGGGGTCATTGCGCAACTGCTCCAACTGTCCGTAGACTTTGTCGTAGTTCATTCCCTTCTGTGCATAGGTAATCGCTTCGTCCTGTGAGAGACCCTGTTCTGCTCCGTTGTATTTGACCGTCATAAACGGCGCTTCAACTGCAGGTTCTTCTGTGGTCTCTGCGGGTGTTTCGGGTGCTTCCTCAGCAAAGAGGTCGTCAAACCCTTCTGATGTTTCGGTGGATTCCGTCGACTGGTTTGTCATCTGTTCGTCCATCTTTATCTCCTTGCGCTATGGTTGGCGCGTTTCGCACTATATACGCCCGTGCTCGGCAAAACCGGATGTGGGAATCGAACCCACGAATACCAGTTCCGGTAAAAGGGCGGTGTAGAAAGGACATGTAAAAGACACCACCCAACGGGTCACTCTCCCGTCTTATTTCTTTTCTTTCTTGCCTACCTCATTGCCACATTTCGGACATACGAAGTAGTAGACATTCTTTTCGTCTGAGCGCTTCGTCATGGTTGCGCCACACTTCTTACATTTCACTGGTAGAACTCCTTTGAGGCGGCATAGACCTGCTGTGTTGGAGCATCCCCTGCGCCTCTGTCATCTGTACCATCAGCCATGCCCGGCGTTGTCGGCTGTGCCGTAGGGTCTTCCGGAAGCGGTGCTCCGCCCATCTGCATCATTGCCATCTGCTGTTGCATTAACTGCGCCTGTTCCTGCTGAGTCTTAATAGCCTCCATCAACTTGCCCTTGTTCTTGATGTATTTGTCCGGAATCATCTCAAGATACATAACAGGGTCGGAAATAACCTGTCGGTCGAAGAGAGCATCGGCTGTCTGTACCTGTGTCTGCTCAGACCAATAGGAAGCCTGTCCGACATCAACTGTGAGGTCATATGTGAGGTTCTTAAGAATGTTGAAGTTAATCGAAAGCGAAGTCTGATACTGTGGCATACCCATTTCGTCAACCATCGGCATACCTGTCATCGGGTCAGTACGCACGAGATTGAGTTCCTTCGCCTGTGCTTCCGTGAGTTTGATGATTCTCTGTCCGTAACGGCACGCCATAATATCGAGCATTGCTCTGACGATGTCCTCAACGAACTGATAGAAGTCCAGTTTCTGAATCTCAAGCGGAACGGAGGAAGCCTGCTGTACGGCGACGATAGCGGATGTGTTGTTCGGGTTGGAAATGTTACCTAACGCCGCATCAGACGCACCCATGAAGTCTTTGGTATAGGCAATCGTCGAGTCTACCAACTGAATAATCTGATTGGAAAAGTCCGGAGCCTTGACCGCATCCATCATCTTTCCTGCCAAATCCATGTTGGTAATCTTTGTCGCAGACGCAACCGAGTTTGTCAGTTTGGAAATCTTGTTTTCGTCATAGAAGATTTTCGGGAAGCCCATGTTCGTCATATAGACCATGCACATCGCATAAATCTTGTTGATGAAAATCTGATTCGGGATAAGTCCGGTAATCGGAGAGCGTCCGTGGTAGGAGTTCTTGACCTTTTCCCACGTAAAATACGCAATCGGGTAATTTTTATAGCCCAAGTCGGCAGGTTCATCGAGTACTACCTGCTTTGTTACCTTGGTAAACCACACGGTTTTGCGCTCTTTTTCAAACGGAATACCGAACTGGTCAACACCCTTCTCTTTTGTGGTCTGAAACCAAAATTTCGTGATAACTGTGGTGAGTTTATCGCTCTCACTGGCGTTGGATTCTGCCAATGTAACGAGGTTTTCGTTGTC